TACTATATTATAGCATACTTTTGACGTTTTGTCAAGTTATTTCTTACCTAACCAACCCTGAACGGTGGCAGATTCCCAAATACGGATACCCGTCCAAACGATTGTAAACAGGGCTGCAACGGCTGGCAGCACCTCGGCTAGGGCTCCTATTACCGTGATCACAGAAACCCCGTCTAGGACGTGTTTAGTGCCTTCTGAGACATATTCTACAGCCATACCTACCTCTCCTTATCTACGCTGCATGGCAGCAGAGCCAAAATAAAAACCAATAATATTCATAATTGATACTGGTAGCCAGTCAGGGGTCACAAAACCCTTGAGAGGTATGTAAGTGGTCACAGGACGGGTGAAGTCAAACAACCAGAACTTGAAGCCTTCGGTGGTAGTGACGGGCACATTGGTAACGGTGTCCATAGCAGGAGCCAGGAAGACAATCCCTAAACCACCAGTCATAGCCAGGACAACGATAAACCTACGAATCCAGGCTGCATTAGGGTTCTGCATCTGACGGGCAGCGTCTACAAACTCTTCAGCTTGCTTATTCTGAGCCATCATCATCTTCCACTGGTCAGCCTTGTCCTGCTGAGCCTGCCCCATCATCTTCATGATACCACCCAGGACAGTAGATCCTAGCATGGAGATAGCTTCAATAGGTAAACCAAACATACTTACGCTCCGTAAAAGGCTATTGACATCTCACGAATCATACCAGTCATATACATAATCATAGTTATACAAAAAGCCAGCCCAAAACAAGCCAGCTTTAATTTAAACATTTTTGCTTTATCGTGCCCGTCTTCCGTGTAAAGCTTCTTAAACTCTTCCTTCTGACGCTTCTCGATACGCTCTACTTCTTCCCAGCCAGCCTTGCCATACTCTTGAATAACCTGAGCCTTAACCTGCTCCCGCATCTGTATAGCTTCTTTGACGCGGTGATACTCGTCTACTGCATTTAGGAAGCTATAATCACCATTGACCTGTGTCTGCTTCCTGCGCCACTCCCTACGAGCAGCTAGTTCCTTCTTTCCAAGATCCTGTACCTGCTTGGCTACACCTTCCAGGTCATCAGCAAGGGAGATTACTTGGCTTACGCTATTGATCGTTCCCTTGATCTGACTTACAAACGGGTCCACTACTCAGCCTTAGGCCAAGCTTGAGCCTCCACTACAGTGATCAGGCCAGGGACATCTGTACATGCTAGAATAGCTGCTTCAAGACGATCAGCCTCGGCAACCACAGCAGCACGATAAGCAACAGTAGTAGCAGGAATAGCAACATCACGTTCTGCCTTGCGGATAACCATCCAGTCAGTTTTAGCCAACAGAGATCCAGCAGTTTGTTTAACCTGTGCAATCCAATCCGATTTCAGTCCTTTACGAACTAGACGAACATCAGTATCAACCATTGACTCTGTCGCTTGGTCATAGGTTTTAACATAGACTGGGTTACCGTCTCGATCAACTTCTTCTGTGTCTTCCAGTTGTCTCGGTGTATCTATTGTGTGATAAAAGCGTCTGTCATATTCGGGTGGATCTGCTACTTCAGTCACGCCCAATGCAGCCCGCAAAGTAGCATCACGAAGGTGCGGATACTTGACACCATCGTTCGTTACGAATGGGCGGTAAATGTTGATTGGTGAACCGTTTAGTTGGAATGCCATGATTACCTCGCCAGTGAATACTTAAATGGATTTTCTGCAAATGCTGCGTAAATAAATGTTTTACCAGCATCATTTATATTGGTATTGCCGCCAACATTTATACAGAAACCGTTGGACAGCAAATCAATTCCATAACTCGATGATGTTGCTTCTCCTACGCTTTGATCTACCCACATTTCAAGTGTTGGGTTATAGCCTGTCTTACCTACAACAGTGGGCGGTCTTAAATTATCAACGGTAGGCCATCCATAACTTGTAGATGTTTCGGTTGCTTTCTTCAAAATTACAAGAGCGGGTCTAAAGCCAGTGTAAACAAATGTTTTTGATGGTGCGCCACGATAAGAACCGAAAGCAGAGTAGCCTGCTATTGGTGCAAACACATACGCAACAAAGTTTCCTGCCGATCCAGTTCCACTTCTTATTCCAATATTAAAATATTGTGAGGTTGGGGCAGTGGAGTTCCACGCTGTTGGTTCGTTTGCTTGACCGTCTAGCAAATTTAAATAAATAGCGTAATCCGCCGAAGGTAAACCAGCATGATACATAGTCCAGTCATAACCATCTGTGTTTATGCGTTTAGTAATGACCATTTGTGGAACGTTTGTAAAACCACTTGGACTTAAACCGTGCGCCACAGTGGCGTTAGCATTTATGCCAGTGTATGTGACTATAGAGAACCCAGCCGTAGGATTGGCTGAGACGGTTGATGCTATGGTTGGGTTTGTCCCGTCAATAGAACCGACAGCAATGTTTGTAGTCGAGTTTGAAGCCTTCCAGCACCTACCAATAATAACTTCACCACCCTTGTTAATATCTAAACCAAGTCCGTCACCAACAGTAAAGCCATCAGAGTCAAAGGATATAACTGTGTTAGCCGTTGTTTCTCCCTTGCTGGTACTTGGGCTGCCACTATTATTTGTTTGAAGATTTTTAGTAGCCCCACGAACCGAGTCAACCCAGTTTTGCCCAGAATTTGCATCGGTAGATTTTGCCCAAACTAAATCGGGTTGAAATCCCAAACCCGTGATGGCTTGGCTTGTACCGTTGCCATTCCAAACAATAGTATTAAAGTGAGCAGAACCATCTGCAATGTCTGGATCAGGCAGGTTAGTAGTACACAAGCATTTAAAACCAGACGGCGCAGTGTTGGCAAAGGGGCGTTGACCGAAATTGCAAGCATAATTAAATTGACCAGCATTAGAGTAGTCTCCAAATGCTGGGAAGTATTCGCCAGACAAACCTGAAAACGCAGTTCCTTGGGTAGCCCCATCTCTATAAAATACCAAAGTTCCAGCATCTAAATCTAAAGCAACGCCAATTACATTGTTGGTTGTCCAAGAGGAACCATACGCAGTTGTCGATGTGTTATTTCTTTTGCTTCCAGAAGATACATACGAATAACTGTCCGATGTTCCAGCGACACCATTACTATCAACCATACTAGCGGCAGTGTTTTTCTTAATGCCAATTTCACAAGTGGAGTTAGATTGTGAAGTTACAAAGACTTCCCAATACCATTTGCCGCTAGATACTGCCATTGTTGCAGGCACGTATCCGTAGGTTGTTCCAGCATCAGATGTATCAAGATTTCCGTTTGCTACGCTAATAGTTCCAGACGCAGCCTTTATAGCCAACGGATTCAGCGTAGCGTAGTTACCCCGAACCTCGCCACCATTTCTAGCGTCAGTACCGTACAGCGTTGGCACATCTACCATCGAGTCATTACCAGCACCAGCAGTCACGCTGAAACCACTAGGTGTCCAGTTGTTATAATTTCCTGAATAATCCCCACCGATTCCAATAACATTTGCTTGCTCGTATAATCCAAGCGTAGCAACGCAAAGGTATGTTCCATCTCCATTGTTTGCTGTAATGTTGATTCTATATTTTGCATAGGCAGACGGTGAAGAAATTTTGTAATACCTAATTTCATTATCACCCCACGAAGACTGGTTTATTCTTGTGTCTAGCGTTACCCACGATGAACCATTCCATCCTTCAAATGTCCAATTTTTTGGGGCTCTGGATGCCGACATAGTACTACTATTCCAACCACGAACACCATAATAAACAATTGTTTTATTACTGCTCCATTCGTATGCCAACCATCCTGTTGTTCCGCTTGGCAGCCAATGCGTAGTGGAGTCAGAATCAAAACCTTTCCACGCAGCATAAGTTGCACTAAACTCAGAACTATATGTAACTGTTCCAGAGGGTGCTGTATAACCTGTCATTGCAGGGACAGATGATGTGGGGCTTAATGCTGAGTTATCTGAGAAGTTCAGATAGAAGCCGTTGGTTCCGTAAGAACCTTCATAGGCAATAGGTTGCCACACGCCAGTGTCAGAGTTAAACTCACCGAAACTGGTGGGGTCTAGGGCTTGACCGTCAATGAAGTTTACTTCTGTGAGGTAGCCGTTGAGATAGTTGTAGTCACCGGACGGCATTTTTCCAACACGATGCTCAACGGTGTTATTTGTGCTTGTATCGTAGTTTTGCGTTGGGTATGACGCAGTGGAGAACGCAGTTACTTCCGCTCCGTTATAGTAAATCTTTACACGATTACTAGAAGTTGCCTGTGTCGTGTCAACAGAAACAAGCCAGTGGCCCCATGCGCTAACATCCCGAAATACTTGCGTAGTCTCAATGTTGTAAGTGTTAGTCCCAAACCATACACGCAAAACATCGTCAGTATCAAAACCAACGAGGTCAGTGTTGCTTGGAGTTCCCCAAATTGTCTGTATAGCACTGTCTGAAATCTTGGATCTCTTATGCCAAAACGATAACGTCCAAGTCTTTCTGTTACCAGCAGACGCAGGAGTTCTTGACAGATACGCAGAGTCAGCAGAGTTAAACCTTAGGCTTTGCTCGATCTGATAGCCTGCTGCACCGCTTTCGATAGCACTACCTTGAATGATCGACATTAGACTACCGCTCCTGTCGCTGCAACAACTGCTTTAGTTCCGTCTGGTGAATAGTAAGACAGCCAATAAACTCCAGCCGTTGACAATGCAGCCAATGTTGTTGCGTTAATTAGAACAGTATTTGTGTCTTGCGACACGCCAATTCCAGCACTGTTGTCTAAGTAAATGTTGCCAGACTGACCAGCAACAAGATTGCTAAATTGAAGAGTCAGCGCAGATGAAGGAGTGCATTTAAAGTTGTTGCCACTGCTCATGTTGAACGGGGCAGTGTTAGAAGTGACAACAGTTCCACGCTGGCTGGCAGTAAAGGTCTGAGCCGTGTCAGTCTTGGCAGTGTCGGCATCGTAACCCTGAACAGATACTCCAATGTCAGAGTCAAGAACAATATCGGATCCAAGATTACTAATCTGACCTTCAGTAATTGACAATGCAGCTTGGTGCTGGGTTACAGAAGACTGAGTAATGTTAGCGTCAGGCACATTAGCCCAAGTAACAGCAGCAGTTAGATCGTTAGTCTCAGTAAAGCTAGTTAGATACCCAGCAGAAGCATGGTTGCCCCACCCATAAGCAGTATCCCAGTTTGCTGAATTGTTAGTAGTGCCGTACCAGCTAGAGGCTACATAGACTGGATCAGTCTCAGTATAGCTAGTCAGATAACCAGCATCGTTAGTCAAATCAGATACGTTATCCCCAGGTTGAACAGCAGAGTCAGCCAATGCTCCTTGAGCAGCAGTAGCAGGAGTATAAGTTAAAGCATTTGTAACATCTAATGAACTAAGAGTAACAGCACCAGTTCTTGTATTAAAAGAAGTTACAGCACCAGAAGCAGAAAATGCCGCTGGATCCCACACCGTACCGTTCCAAATGTATAAAGCTTCTTCAATAGTATTATAATAAATAGCACCAACAACGGAAGTAGAAGGAGCAGAAGCACTAGAACCAAGATAAGTTGCAAAAAACTCTTCTGCCAGTTCTTGTGCGCCTTCAAAGCTTGAAGCTATGTTTTGATAATGAAGAGCAGAATATCCAGTTGTTACGCCATCGGACAAAGTAAACTGTGAACCTGCTGGGTTAATAGCAAGTTTCTGAGCATCTTCTTTAGCATCTTGCGCTTTAGCATTATAGTGAAGTGCAGAGTAACCTTGAGTGATGTTATCACTTAACGTATACTGAGAATCTTCAGCATACACAGCCAGTTTGCTTGCGTCACTTGCTTTTTGAGTTGCGGTGGTTGCACTTGTAGTAGCACTGGTAGCAGAATCTTCAGCTTTAGCACCGTAGTGCAGAGCAGAGTAACCTACAGTTGTGCCATCGCTAAGAGTGTATTGCGTATCTTCAGCATTGATAGCTAGTTTTAGAGCATCTGCTTTTGCGTTAGTTGCAACATTAGCCTGCGTACTTGCAGTACTTGCTGAAGTAGAAGCTGAAGACGCAGAAGTAGCAGCAGCGGCTGCACTAGCGGCAGCTTCTGAGGCTTTAGTGGTTGCGATTTCAGATTGGTTAGTGGTGTCTGCTACAGCATCGCCAGCACCGCCTGGGCCACGATAGATTGCCATTGAGGAGTCTCCTTAGTTCTATGAAGCAGCCTCTGTAAAGCTGCTTTATAAAACTCCCCAAGCTTTTTGAGCCTGGGGAGAAAGCCTAATTAGGCAGGAACAGCGAGAGCAACAGCAGAGCCGTCACGCAGTTCAGCGACACCGTACAGCATGTCGGAGGTAAACAGCGTACCGAGGTACTCTTGCTTGTACTGGGTCTGCGAACGGACACCCATCTGCTCAGCCAGGACAAATGCATCCTTATGGGCCAGCAGAGCGATACGGTTCGTAGTGGTGGTGGGCGTATCAGCGTTCGTGGTAACGAAAACTTTAACACCGTAGATGTCACCAATCTGACCGTTACGGATGGTGTTGCCACCGCCGACTTCACCAACGAATGCCTGCTCAGTGAAGCGAGCGATACCCATCAGGCTGTTACGAGCCGAAGGAGGAACGATCAGGAAGCGATCAGTCATGGGAACGTCCTGGTCATCCAGACGCTGAATGCTGCGGCGGATAGCGGCATCAGTAATAGCCGTACCAGCAGTCGTACCGTCAACATAAGCGGTAGTACCATCACCACCCAGGAAAGCACCAGTGTAAGCAGCAGTGCCGTCACCGCTGTTAGCACTACGGCCCAACTGAATCAGGTCAGTGTCAACCTGCTTAGCCAGAGCGTAGCCAGCGTCATCGGTGTAGAACTTACGCAGCGAGGACAGAGCCTGGACTTCAACGATGTCTTCGATCAGACGGCTGTACTCGTAATGCTTGTTAATGGAAACCGTAGTTTCGCCTTCTTCAACAGCAATCAGATTAACCTGAGTCGAAGCAGCCTTAAGAGAAGCAGAACCGCGAGTGGGTTTCGGGATATGCAGCGTGTCACCCTTTTTGCCCTTGAAGGACATCTTGGAGAACAGATTAGCAGCAACGAGTTGCTTCTTATAAGCTGCAATAATTTCATCAGACCAAATCTCGGGGATAAACTTATCCGCCGTGGTCTTTGTTACGTGGTTAGTACCTAGTGCCATTTTTAATTCCTTTCAAGTTAAATTACCCGTCCTTCGGCATATGCGGACATTAACTCATCTTGCATAGCTTGGTAACGGTCTGGATCACGAATCATAAGGTTTCTGATGTCTTCACGGCGGTAAGTCTTTTTAGAACTAACCCCAACAGCCCCTGTATCTACAGCAGCAGCCTTGACCGTTTGTTTGCGATCTTGTTTAACTGTCTTTTGCACGGCTTCAGTTGTAGCTTCTGCCTTACCTTTTCTGACATATTTCCAGTTACCAAGCAACTCAGCAGCGGAATCAAAATCAAAATTAGTATTGGCTTCGTTATACAACTTCAAACGTACAGGTGATGCAGTTACCCATTGTGCAAACTCTGGATCTTGGATGGTCTGCTGAAAATCAGGAAACTCAGTTGCCAGTCTTTGAGCAATCTGCATTTGTTTCATCTGAAGTGCTTGTTGTCGCGCTTCAGCAATTGCAGGATGCTTGTCTACTGCCTTACTAATCGCCTGTTTCGGATCATCTAAGAAGTCAATCTCGTCTTCTTTTGTAGCTTCATCTGCCACTGCTGGAACATGTCCAGTTTCGAGTTGCCGTTTAATGAGATCATCAGCAAGTTTACGAACTTCGCCTACTTCTTGAGCCTGTCTGCCAATTAGCTTTTCAGCTTCTTGGTGCATACGGATAATATCTGCAACAGATTTACCCTTATACTTGCTGGGAAGTTCTTCTTCCTCTTGTTCTTCTACAACTGGCTCTTCAGCTACTATCTCTTCTCCCTCAGGTTCTGGATTATCCTCGATTTGAGGTTCCTCAGCCTGTACTTCAAAGAGGTTCTCTACTTCCTGGTTGTCATCAACCGATTCATCAACAAAATTAGCCACATTAGCCTCCTGTCACAATACGTGATTATAGGAATTAAAAAATAACACTCGGATCTTAGTCTTGTGAGTGTTTCCTTGCCGCTTCCGTATGTAGTCTGGCCCATTTAGCCGCCGCATCGGGGAACGCACCTGTGATGCCCTCGAGAGCGATTCTGGGAGACGAGATAACGCGGGAAGCGTCATTGTGGCAATGAGGACATTCTACTACTCTGACCTCAGTATCCACAAATTTCTCAGTGTTATGTCCTTTGACACACACAAATTCAAACATTCGTTTAGGCATCTTCTTGTAACTCCAACCAAGCTTGTTCAGAGGTTTCTTTGAGGCTTAGCAACCACAAGAGAATGTCAATCTGTCCCTTTTTAAAGTTTAATTCAGCTTCATTAGAGACTTCAAATAAATTATTATACTGAATCGACATCTTATCCACATCTTCCATCAGGTCTTTCCAACCTCTGGTAGACATCATATCAAATCTTGCTTCGTAATAATCTTGTAGATCTTTATCCAATGGAGATCCTTTATAGTTTTACAGAATGTATCTATTATACCACAAAAACCTTAATTTGTCAAGTGTTTTTTACTGCTGTGGCACGACTTTTGCTCTAATCTCCTGCTCCTTGAGCATCAGTTCAGCAATCTTGGCTCGCTTCTCAAAGTCCTTGTCCTCTTTGAGATTGGCAGATAGGCCCTGGATGATCTTAGCTTCTACCTCACGAGGCATGAGTTCGGCTTCAACCATAACCTTCTGGGCCTTTGCTTGGCTCTCCACGGCGTTGGCTTGACTCTCCTGGGACCTAGCCTCCAACTCAATCGCTTGAGCCTGTACAAGCCGCAAATTAGCCTCTTGCGCGGCATTCTGGAGCTCAACTTGCTTCGGATCAGGCTGAGACAATTGATCCATCTGAGTAACCAGTTCGTCACGATTAGTAAGGCTGGAAGACTGAACGATGCCTTTGAGGAGCAAGGGGACGATCGGGGACGTGGGTCCAAGGGTTTGCATGAGACCAACCATCTGCTGCTGCTCGTATTCACGTGCAACCATGCCAATAGAGGAGACGGGAACGAACTTGAAGTCTTTCATTGGGTAGCGATCAGGGTCAAACTGCATATGACGGAAGGCAATAGCCTCAACTAAGGGGATCATGAAGTCCTCTTGGAAGTTAATCAGAGCCATCTTGTTCTTCTTGACAATCGAAGACATGGCAACCGACAGGCCAATACCACCGCCTCCCTGGTTACCTGCTGCAGCAAGGGTCAACTGAGCGGAATCCAGCGTACCAGTAGCCTGCAGGAGCATACCTTCAAAGCCCTTGGCAGTCTCGTAGTTGGCTGGGTCCGTATTACCGAACTTAAACGGCTGTAGAATCTCTGACGGATTGCCATTTGTAAGGATATTCTTGCCTGGACGGATCTCAAACTTCATACCACGAGGCAGGCGCGTAGCGTCAATACCCATCATAGGCACAGTGGTTAGGGCTAGGGAGTCCAGATGGCTACGTAGCTGGGCATCAATAGCCTTCTGCATGTTGTAGCCCTTCTCAATCGTACCAACCCCGTAGAAACGTCCTGGGACGATCTCTGGGCGGTATGCCACGATGGGGCGATCCTGCATCATGTAGGGTGTCTTCTCAGCCTTCAGGAGATGCTCGTCATTAGCGATAACGATGATAGCTTCTACGAGGTCAGAAACTTGATCCATAGCACTGTCTTCGGGGAACAGGTCTACAACCTCTTTACCTTCGTTCTCTAGCTGCTCGATGTACTCACGAGGAACCAGGCCGTAGTAACGCATGACCTTGACTTTGTCATCTTGGAACGTGCTGGTGTTCTGATCAGGCTCAAGCTGAGTCTCATCGTACATTGGTTCAATCTTACATTTACGATAGATACCGTCCTCAATACCCTTGACCACCTGATACAGGGAGACATACTCCTCCACTGCAACGCCCATAGAGTCCATGATATCGTCAGCATTAGGGTCAATCAGGAAGTTACGAGGATGGATAGCCTTGATGGGGATAGCAATACGCTCGGTTTCCATGACACCAACAGCCGCATACTGCTGCCCAGGGACTGCCTGCGTAGCTGGAGCTCTGTCAACCTTGGTCTTGACAAGGACTTCAGCACCAGCGGTACCGAACATCTCGGCAATTTTTACCACCTTAGAGATTTCCTTGATAACCTTGTCTTTCTTCAGATCTTCCTGAAGCAGGGTACGCATCAGGTTAACGTCAGACTTGTCTTGATCCATGACATCGTCATCAATCTCAAAGAACTTACCGTTACCAGAGATGCCCTCTAGGGTCTCAGCAACCTTGTTATCCACAGCCTGACGGATAGCAGGAGACACAATCCTAGACCGCTCAGTCTCACGGGTCTTGTCCTCATCAGCCCAGATACCGTGATAGAGGCGATCGTACTCATCCCACTTGGTCATAAAGTTAGTGTCACGCCACTCGCGCCACCGATCACAATGGGTGGTAACGAACTCTACCAGTTCCTTATCGGACTTGGTAACTTCGTATTCTTCGACTGACTGCATGTTTTCTTCTTCGTAAGCCATAATATGTCCTTTAGTAGGCTGAGATTACATCTAATGGTTCGTATTCTTCCTCGTCTATCTCTAGATCAAAGGTGTTTACCGCAATATGAGCGATGAGTGAGAGTGCATCCACCATGTCATCGTGAACGCCAGTAGTAGGAAAGTTGAGTAGCTCATCTATAAAGTCCTTGTTCCACTCGTCCTCCTTCAAGATAATGGTTCCATGCTCAAATCTGCCCTGCAAAGCCCCTACTACCTTGTCTACTTTGCTTCTGTTCCCCTGGTTTACCTCTTCTACCCGTGGGAATACACCCTTTTTCAACATCATTTCTGACAAATACGGCATCAGGGCTCTTTTTAGTGCGCCTTTCTCGATGCCTAGCACCTTTATTTCGTAGTTTTGAGCGTGTTTTATGATTCGTTCGCAAATCTCTTTGATATCCCAGCGTCCGTAATCAATCTTATCCACCCACCACTTGTTATCCTGCCCTACCTTTACAATGGCAATAGCCGTATTGTCTAGGTGTTTCTTCTTATTTTTAGCTTCTGCAGCAACTGCCTCAAAACCTGCAAGGTCCACAGCCATATAATACGTAGCGTCATCGGGCTCATAGTCCTCATCCTTAATCTTTACCCACTCTTCCTTAAAGATCTCTGACTGCGGAGCTTCAAAACTAGCTAAAAACTCTTGCCTAAAAGAAAAGCTGGACATTGACGTTTTAGCAACCTCAATCTCCTCTGGGTCCAAGAGCGGGTTATCAAGCGAGGTGAAGTGCCATGCCTTCCAGTCTTTCTCTTTCCCCGACAAGCCCATCTTGTAAAGATCATAGAAATGGTTCCTGCCCTTCGGTGTACCAATGAATATGCACTTACCCTTCAAGTCAGCTAGTGCAGGTCTCAAGATCTGCTCAAACACCTGCGGCTTAATGTCTGCATACTCGTCCAAGACCAGGAACTTCAAGGCCACACCTCGCATGGTCTCAGGTCTATCAGCACCCTTCAGGCTAATCGTACTACCATTGACCAGCTTTACCTGCATATTATTCACATGACTACCAGCAATCACAGGATGAGCAAGCTCCAGCAACTGTGACCACATAATATCCCTAGCCTGCTGCTGAGTAGGAGCCACATACCAGACATGACCTTTGTCAGCCTGTAGAGCTTCTACAATCAATGCCCAAGCAGCCATCCTAGACTTACCAGTCCTTCGACCAGCAGCTATAACCTTAAACCTATGGGTGTCACCCCAGACCTCTTGCTGCCAAGGAAGTAGCTTAATATCAAGATTCATAGTCTACATCCTCTGCATCAATGACCTCAGACTCAGTTACCTCAGTAGTCCCATTCAGCCCACTGATCGTAATGTTAATACCACCACGCCCAGCTTGCTTTTCTTTTTCAAAATAAGACATCGGTAAGACACGATCGACACACATCCTTAGACAAGCCACTTGGTCCTTATCATTATCGTCCAAGGCTTTCCTAATGATCGTACTGATCACTTTCTCACCACTGGTAGCTAATAGACGAGCATGGAACTCTTTAATTCTAGCTGCCTCACCAGGAGGTCTTCCACGCAAAGCTCTAGTCTTCTTAGCCTCAATGTCTGTCTTTTTAGGTCTACCTCTCTTTTTAGGGACGGAGTCCGTTTTAAGAGGGGACACATCATCTTTAAGGGACACTAAGTGTTTCTCCTTACTTATAAGGTAACTATGCAGTAGTAAGTAGCTGGTTATTTTTAATAAAAATTATAATTATGATAGTACCTAGAGTACTTAGCTCTGCATAGTAGGTTTAACAATGCATATATTATAGCATACTTTTAGCAATTTGTCAAGTCTTTTCTTTTACCTAGGTCCTCACGGATGCACAGATAGTCCTCTATAGTGTCTCCTTTTTACCACTACTTCCTAGTTATCCACAGGCTACCAAGTTATCCACAGGAATCAAATAGTTATCCACAGCCTACACTATACTTTTTAGTATAATATTAACCCTATTTTACCCCTTTTTTGTGTCTGCTAAGGGCCCTCTACGCACTACTACGTCTGTTTAGCCCTCCCCCCGGGTGAGAATAGTTCTCAATTGCGTTAGGCAGTCACTGGCTAGGGCTTGACAAGAGAGAGAAAGTCTTGTAAGGTGGATATCTAGGCATCAACACAGGATGAGAATGATTCTCATTAGAAATAACGATAGGGGGTCTATTGATAAAAATATCTGATGGATATATCTACACAAGACCAGAAAGATGGGCTATTATAGAGTCATAGGGAATGCACAGGGCAGACCCAGTCAATCGGAGATCAAGACCATGACCAAGTACTACGTCACACTCAAGACCAAAGACGGAACCTATCAGTCCCAAGTCTACGCGGCCAACGCCCAGGACGCTAAACTATATGGCGCTATCCATGCCAACGTAGAGGGCTTCCAAGTCCTAGACGTGCTCTCAGTCTACCACTGGGGCATGACAGAAAACGGCATGCAGAAGATCGCAGCATAAGGGGAAGACCATGACAATCATCGCACAAGGGCCAGCACAAGTGAACCACGTTCGGGGTATCATGCTCAAGCATGCTATCGGTCTCTGGCTGAAGACTGGA